TTCACTAACACTCTTTGTATAACTTCTGGTAACTTTTCAAAGTCTTCTTCACTTCCAAAAACATGTATGGTTTCCTTGTAATGCTTTTCAAAGTCATCCTCATAATACATGTCTACAACTTCTTGTGTGACAGGTGTACCAACTTCCCAATCATATTCCGGGTCGTTAGGTTGGCAGAGGTGTCCAACTCCTAAAGTTTTATAGCCTAGACTATCCATATAAATTTCTAACACTTCACCTTCGTGTCTCTTTATTTCAGCTTTGCAAAGTTCTATATCTAATTTATTATTTTTCTTGAAAAACATTTAATCCTAATTCCTCCATTTGTAATGAGTAAGGCTCTTTAGTAATATCATTAATTCTATCAGAAGGATTTTTTTTAGCATTAGATACTGGGTAATCTTCTGAAACTTTTTTACCTTGAAAATATTGTTGTCTTACTATTCCACCCGTTGCATATCCTCTTACAGGGTCATATCCTTTGTCAGATTTTCTATTAGCTTTATCTTCTAATAATTTTTCTTCTGTTAAAATTTCTGAAGCTCTATTAGTATAATCTACAAGTTCTCCTCCCAAAGGAAGAGTTCTTAATCCAGATACAGTAGCTCCTTCATAGTCTCCTGCTTCTAAATTTCTATATGTCTTACCAATATTATTATACCATCTATCTATTAAACCAAACAAAGGAGATATAGCAGATGTTGCAGTTCCATAACCTGAACCCGCCCATGTTCCAAATATTCTAGAAAGTTTTTCAGCTCTCCAATCTACCAAACCAGACAATGCTGCACCTTCTCCCCACCACTTAGCACTAAAATTTTCAGGCTCATTTTCGGCATAATATTCTCTAGCTGGACTAGCTGCAATTTGTGCTTCTCTTAAACCTGCAAATATTCCAATTGTTCCTAACATTTTAATAGCTAGTTTTAAATCTCCATCTTCTACTCTTTTAATTAAAGAGTTCATTTGAGCTACTTTATACTGTGACCAAGATAAAAATAAACCTGCTGACTTAACTGCAGGATTGTTACTTTGTGCAAAAAATTGTCTGTTTCCTATTCCGGGTAAACCAACATCTCTTATTTTAGTTCTGTTACCTGCTTTTACAAGTATTCTTTCACCGGCTTCTGATTTAATAGCATCTTGTATATTTTTAAATTTATTTAAAGTTTGTATTTCTTTCATACTAACACCATAATAATTTAATTTATTTTTTAATGCAGGACTAATTGTTTTATCAGTTCCTATTTTTTTAGCTATATTAAATGTTTCATCTATTCCTGTACTAAACGCACCCTTTGCAGCAAAGTTTGTACCCGGAGACATTAAATTAAATTTAAAAAATGTTTGAGTCCACTCAGATAATTTTTCTTGAAATTTTGTACTTGGATGTAATCCAGAAGATAATGCTGCATCTATATCTTTATTAACTGTAGAAGCTATGTCTCCTTTACCTATACCAAATACGCCTTCACCTCCTATTCTATATTTACTTGCAAGACTATCTTTTTTAGAAGCTTCTGCAAATCCTCTAAACGCAGAATAAACACTGCTATTTTGAAAAGGTTGTAAAAAATCTCCTAGTTGTGGAATAATAGAACGAGGCAACATAGTTGTGTTAGATAAAAAAGTAAGTAAAGCAAAACCATCTTTTCCTAAATTGCTTTGGAAGGGGTCTGCAGCACTTTTGTGTAAAGTTCCAAAGTAAGCGTTAATAGTTTTAGAAAGTGTTTTTACTTTATCTTTATATTCACGTTCATTTATTAATCCTCTTTCATACTTACCACGAATACGAGCATATGTTATATTTAATAACTCTCCATTTTCTCCAATTTTTCTAGCAAACTCTGTACCTTTTGTAGTATTTTTAACAAGAGTATTTAAAATTATTTTTATATCTTTTTCTAATATAGGTTCTAAAATTTTCCTAGCTTCTAAACTTTTAAATATTCTTTCTTTTTGAAAGTTTTTTAATTCTGGAATACCTACAAACTTTCCAAGTATGCCACTCCCTATGTTATCATCTTTAAACATACTGGAAGTTCCTCTACCGCTAATATTTTCTACAATTATTTTAGCCACGTCTTTTACGTTAGCAGTTTTATTTATTTCAGGGTAATGTTCTTGCAAAGTTTTTATTGTAATTTTATCCCACTTAGGAAACTCTGCAATCAAAGCATTTTCAATTATTTTTCTAGATTCAACAGCACTACCTAAAACTTTAGATTGCACATACATCTGAGGTAAATCATAATTATCAATTTGTTTAACAGTAACTCCAGCATCTTGGACATATTTTAAATTTTCTCTTACGAATAATTTTGAATTAGAAGCAAGAGTATCTATATCTTTCATTTCTTTGGTAGTAAAACCAAGTGCTTTAATCTCTGCACGAGTTGCTGTTTTAGTAGCTATTTTACCAGCAGCTATTCTTTGAGCTTCAGAAGCATCTTGAACAACTTCTGAAACTATTCTAGAAAAAAGGTCTTTCATTAAATCAGAACTTTCTTCAGCAGAAAGTATTCCTCTGTGTTTACCATCTAATACAGTAAATAAATTACGTCCTATTACTTCGAGTTCATCTCCGTGATTTACTAATCTATTAGCAGTTGTTCCAGAACCTTTAACTTTTAAAAAGTTGTGTAGCATTCTTGCAGATTCATTTTCTATAATTCCAAAAGCTTTTTCTTTTTGACCTTTTAAAAGATAGTCTGCATCTTTTACTCTATTATACATTAAACCAAAGGTCATACCTGCACCCATAAAAGTATAATTAATAGTATCGTCTTCGTCACCTATAAAAGTTCCTGCTGTAAAACCAACACCTCCACCAAATAAAGGTCTAAAACTTTCATTCAATACTGTTTTTAATAAACTATCTGTTAGTTCAAAATCTTTAGATAATATTTTTAATTGACCATCTACTACTTCTACTTGACCAAGAGCAGTTTTTTTTATTAAATCAAAATAGTCATCTGCTAAAAATCTTTTAGCTTCATCACTTTTATTTTTTAAATTTTTTAATTTTGTAGGACTTAGCCTAACTTTATTTTTAACATCTAATCTAGCTATATCTGGAAAGTCTAATTGACCTGTAGAAGGATTAAATTTACTTTCTAAAGATTTAGCATTATCATAATTTAAAATATCATTTTTTGCTTTTCTATACATGTTTATTAATATAGGAGAAGCTTCTAATTCTTTTAATATAACAGGGTTTTCTTTTACTAATTTTTGTATACCGTTATCTAAGTCATTAATTTCTTTTGAAGTTAATGTTATAACCTCTTCGTCTTTTACGGAACTTTTAACAATAGTATCTACTTCAGGATTATCTATTTTACCTAAATTAATTTCATCGCCATCTACAGACCTATATCTATTAGCAACTACAGAACCTAATAAAGAGCTTCCTCCACCTACAGCAGCACCAAACAATACATTATTAGGGTTGACCTCACCATATGCCGAGTACTCATATAATGCCATATCTGCCGCACCTATACCAGCACCTACCCCAGTAGCTGTAAGTTTACCTAGCTTTGCTACTTTTGCCCAAGGTATAAAAAAAGTAACTGGGTCAGCAATAGCTACACCAACTCTTCCTGTTATAGTTGCTGCATCATTTTCATGTTCTCTAAAACTTGTACCATATTTTTCTTCTAACGTATTAAATATTTTAGTACGTCTTTCTTCTTCAATTTGTTTTATATTATCTTGGAAAGTTTTATTGTTGCTTAAAGTAGCTACTCCAGCTTTTACAGTTCTAAAAAGATTTCCAAGTGTGTGACGTTCTAAAGAAGCACCGAGTTCTATTTTTTGTGCAGTAGTAGGTTCTTCATCATCGACCTTATCCTCTATAACAGGTGTTTCATTAAACTTATTTAAAAAATAATTAGAGTCATATTGAGGTTTTTCAGAAATTATAGAATCAGGAATTATTTTTTCTTTAACCTCTGGAGTTTCAAACTTTTCTTTTTTACCTTCGTAATTTAAAAGCTCTACATCTTCATCGCGAATAAGTTCAGCTATTTGCTGTTCTTGTTTTAATCTTTCCTCTTCTTCTCTTTTCTTTTTTTCTTCTTCTGTTTCACCGGGTTCTGCATTAAACTTACTTAAAAAATAATTAACGTCATATACAGTATTATCAGTTGACATAGTACTTCCTATTGATTTAAAAATTCTAAAAATTCTCTTACTACTTCAGGCTTATCTTCTTTTTTAATTTTATAAGATTTAATACCTTTTGTTTCTTCTACCCACTTATTAAAAGTACTAGAAGTAAAGGAAGAAGTTTCGCCATTTAAATATTTTTCTGCTTTTTTAGTCACTCTATTTCTTACAGATTCTTTATCCATTCCTAGAAGTTCTCCTAAACTAATACTTTCTTCACCCATTCTTTTTGCACCTTCATCCATTCTTCTATTCATTTCTTCAGTAGATAGTCTACCTGAAGGAGAAAGTAATGAAGGAGTTTCTTCTAATGTAGTAACTTTTGTATTATCTACTTCTCCACGCTGTTTCATGTCAGTAAATTCAGCATTATCTACTGGTCCTCTTTGTTTCATGTCTTGTGGTTGCGTAAGTATATCTACAAACATATCTGTTAAAGGTGCAGACATTTCAGGATATTGAAGTATTATAGCTTTAATAGTAGCTGCTCGGTCTTCCGGAGATTCTTTACCATAATTAGGGTCTGACATTACTTTGGCTTTAAATTGATTTATAACTTCATCAGGAGTTGTAAATTTATTAATATTATCTTTTTCATTCTTTAAATCTTCATCATTTAAAACATTATCAATAGAACCTTGAGAAATTTCTAAATCTTTACCTTTAGAATCTGGTATAGTTATAATATCTTTATCTATAATACTATTTAAAAAATTATTTCTTGTAGTTCTTTTATAAACTCCACGGGCTTCATTAGCACCAAAACCTAATTTACTAGGGTCTTTACCTATTTGATAAGTAAAATCTCCAAGTATAACTTCTTGTAAAGCATCTTCATAAAATTTTAATTTACCTCCATCTGGTAAAGCTAAAGCACCAAGTCCAGTTTTTTCCTTTTCAGCTATGAACATTTTGTATTTATAATCTGCGATTGCTAAAGCATCTTGATATACTTGTGTTTTTTGAGTTTCAGTTAAGTAAACATTAGACCCTTTAAATTTGTCACTTATCTCAAATTGATTTAAAAATTCATTTACTGTTGTTTCTCCGTTTCCAAGTTTAATTTTAAAATCTTCTTGTTTTAAATTTTCTGTTGGTTTTTCATTTAGTTGTGCTATATTATTTATTTCTATAAGTTCTTTATCAGGAGTCATTGAAGGAATATATTTAGGTTTAGGAACTAAGGATTGTAATTGTAAAGATGTAAATTTTTCTTTAACACCTACTGCACTTTGTATCTTATTCCAATTATCTACTGTATTGGTTATAGAAGTAATAAGAGATGCTTTAGTTTTATCTCCAAGTCCTGCGGGAATCATTGTGACATTTCCTTTATTATCTTTTATAGCTTTTCCATCTTTATCTTTTAAAGGAACTAGTTCAGTAGAAGGTGTAAAGCCAAGTTTACTAAATGCCCAACCTGCAATGTTATCTTGTTTATTAATTACATCTATACCTTTTTGTAATTTATCTTTTAAAGGTCTAATGTAAGCAGTTTTAGTTTCTTTATCAGAACTTGTAATGTTTTTAAAATCTGAGTAAGCTGCTACTTTTACTCTATATGCCTGTCTATCGTTTTCTAATAAAGGATTTACAAGCTTATTAAATTCTTGTGGGTTATTCTTATATAAGTCTGAATATTCCGGAGAAGTTTGGTATTGTTTTAATTTACTACTATTAAAAGCACTTACCCAATTTTCTCCAGTTTCTTTGTCTAAAGATTCCCCATAAGTTTTTATCATAGCGTTGTGGTCTTTAAAAAAATTAACTCCGGTATCAAATTGATTAGCTCTTTGATTAATTAATCCTTGATTACTTTTCCAAAATTCATTAGCTCTTTTTTCAGCTTGTCTTCTTAGCATAGCATTACCAGCTTGAACACCAAGCATAAGACCTGTAAATAATTTAGCTTTCTTTTTTTCTTTTTTCTTTCTATCTCTAGCTTGAGATAATAAAGATTCTCCTAATTGTTCTATTGCCATACTATTCCTCTTTACCTAA